CTAAGTGTTACTCCGCCTTTTATTTATATTCAAAAATTTTTATTGACGCCTTTAGCTGACCGCATAGAAAAATTTGTAAAAGATAGCTATGCTTCAGATAAAGCTGGTGTACGTAAAACATCTGCTGAACCTTTAAGAGATTTAAATGATAGTAAGAATGTAGCTTTAACTACACTAAAGTCAGTAATAGATAGTATTGCACTAAATAAAAATTTATTACAAACTTCTATTAACGTTGGTACAAACGTTGAGTTTGAATACAAGGTAAAAATCTTTAAAAAAGAAATGCCTAACATACATTATAAAATAGCCGCAGATTTAAGTAAGAGGACTAAAAATGTTAAGCACAAGAGAAAAGTATTTAGTCACACACTAGATAAATACAAAGTAAAAGTAGAAGATTGGGATATATCTAAAAAAGTATTAGTAGGTCAACAGTTGATTGACTTATTGATAGAAAGTACGGGTTTGTGTGAAGTAGTAGCTATTAACGTAGCCCGTAACAAAACCGTGAATTACCTACAGTTTAAAAAAGAAATAAAAGACAAAGTAGATCAAAAAAACTTTGAGTGCAGCGTGTTGACTCCATACTACAAACCTATGATTTCAAAACCTAGGGAGTGGCGTAACAGTCCTTTTAATGGTGGTTATTATAACGAGTATTTGTCCAAACAGCCTTTAATTAAAACAAATGATTTTAGTTATTTAAAACAATTACAAGAAGAAGGTCATAAAGATTTTTATGAAGCTGTAAATCATTTGCAGAATGTTCCATTTCAAATAGATAAAGATATGTTTGAAGTTATGGAATTTATTTGGGATAGAGATTTAGGTATAGGTCATTTTCCAACACGTGAAAGTTTATTAGATAAAAATAATAAGCCAAAGAATGTTTTTAGAAGTGAATTAGTAGATACAGATAAAGAAGCATTAATTAGATATAAACGTGATTGCACAAATGAATACAAAAATGAAATAGCTAGAATTTCAAAAGTTCTTTCAACATCAATAGCAATTTCAATCATAAAAGAATATTTAAATGAAAATGTTTTTTACCTTGTTTTGTTTATGGACAGGAGAGGTAGAATATACACCGTAGGTAATTATCTAAGCTATCAATCAGATCAAAAAATTAGAAGTGTTATATGTTTTAAAAACGGGGAAAGACTTGGGGACAGGGGTAAGTATTGGTTATTTGTCCACGCCGCTAATACATTTGGTAATGATAAAATATCATTTGATGAACGGGTTAAGTACACAGAAGACAATTTTGAGCTTATGCTTTCTTATGCAGATAACCCATTTGAAAACAGGGGTTGGGGAGAAGCAGATAAACCTATGGAGTTTTTACAAACTTGTTTTCATTTAAAACAATATAAAAAGTACGGGTTAGATTATGTTTGTAATCTACCTATCTCCATGGACGCAACTTGTAGTGGACTACAGATTTTAAGTATATTGTCTAGAGATTATGAAACAGCTTGGAAAGTAAATGTTACTCCATCAGAAAAACCGCAAGACATTTATACTATTGTTGCAGATAGTGTTATAAAAGAAGTTAAAGAATTAGCTGGTCAAGGTTCTTACGAAGCTAACCGTTGGTTGCAATTCGGCATCAATAGAAGCATAGTAAAACGAAACATTATGACATATGTGTACGGGTTAAAACAATTTGGAGCTCGTGAACAGGTGTTTGATGAGTATAAAAAACAATTAGAACTAGGTAAACCTAAAGTTTTAAAAGACGACGGTTTCCAAGATTGTAAGTGGTTAGCTAATATAAATTGGAAACACATACAACAACAAGTACCTAAAGCATCTGAATTAATGGTTTGGTTTCAGAATGTAGCTAAGTTATTTGCACAAGCTAATTTATGTATGAAGTGGACTACCCCTATGGGTTTTAAAGTTACACAAGATTATAGATACTTACAAAAGTTTAAAGTTAAGACTGCTATATCTGGTTCACTAGTTTATACAACTTTACGCAGACAACTACATAAATTAGATACAAGAAAAATGCAAAGCAGTATAGCCCCTAATATTACACATAGTCTTGATGGTGCTTTAGCACAAGCAGTTGCATTACGTTGTAAACACAGTTCAGAACCAATACCAAATTTATTAATGGTTCACGATAGTTTTGCAACTACGGCTAACAAGGTTGATTTATTACATAAATTCATTAGGCAATCTGTAGTTGATTTATTTACAGAAGATTATTTAGTTAAGCTGTATGAGGACTTTGCTAAACAATTACCTAATAAACAAAAAGCATTATTAGAGCCACCACCAGAAAAAGGAACTTTAGATATTACTAAAGTGCTGGAGAGTAAATACTTTTTTATGTGATGGCACATAGTAATAGGTCAAAAAGAGTACGACCTAAGATGTACTCTTGGAAGTACAAGTTAAATCTTGTAAGCCAATATACTAACAACAAATAAAAACTTATGGAAAAAATAAAACTAACAACTTATACAACTCCAGTTGGTACGGCATTTTACCCGTATTTGTTTACACCAGATACTAAATTTGATGCTAATGGAGTTTACAATGTTAAACTAAGATTAAGTGAAAAAGAAGCAAAACCTATAATTGATTTAATTAATAAGGAAATAACTTCTGAATTAGCTAAAAATAAATCAACAAAGAAATCTGAATTTCTACCATACAAAAAAGTAGATGGTGGTATTGAGTTTCATTTTAAACAAAAAGCTAAAGGTAAAACTAAAGCTGGTGTTGAGTACGAAAAAAAGGTAAAAGTATTTGACTCTAAAGGTAAAATGATTACTACACCTTTGATTGTTTATTCTGGTAGTACGGTAAAAGTTGCTTATCAAATAAGACCTTATTTTACTAACATACTAGGTTGTGGTGCTACATTAGTATTACAAGCTGTTCAATTATTAAACTTAGTTGAAGGTAATCAATCTAAAGATAATTTTGGTTTTAATCAAGAAGACGGTTTTGAATACATTGAAACCAACCAAACAGTAGCACTTAAAAATGGTTCGGTTCAAGAAGAAAAATTCGACTTCTAATTATAGAAGCGGATTAGAAGATACTGTTATTGAAGATTTACAAAAACGTAATATAAATTTTCAATACGAAAAAAAAATAGTTTTATACTTAAAGCCTTCTACTAAGCACAAGTATAAACCAGATATACTTTTAGATAACGGGATTTTGGTGGAGATAAAAGGTTATTTTACTGCTAACGACAGGAAGAAACATCTTTTAGTGAAGGAACAAAATCCCGAGTTAGATATAAGATTTGTTTTTGGTAATTCTAAAAATAGAATACATAAAAAATCTAAAACAACTTATGCTGATTGGTGTATTAAAAATAATATTAAGTTTGCTGATAAATTTGTACCAGCAGAGTGGATAAACAACAATGAAAAATAACAAGGAGTTAAATTTATGGGAGAACACAATACTGAAAGCGAGTTTGTTAGGCATATACCGTGTACTAATCCAATTTGTATGTCTAGCGACGCTAATTCTTTATATAGCGACGGGCACACTTTTTGTTTTAGCTGTAATACTTATGTTGGTAGTACGGGTGTTATTGAGTCCAATAATAAAACATCTAAACAAATTGCTGATTTGGTTTTTGGTAATTTTATTCCGTTGCTTAAACGTAATATCACGTTGGAGAGTTGCCAGAAGTGGAACTACCAAGTTGGTAAAATTAATAACGAAATAGTACATATAGCTAATTATTATGATAAAGATAAAAACGTATCTTTTCAAAAATTAAGATTTAAAAATAAAGTTTTTAAAACAACTGGAAATATTAACAATGCTTTACTTTACGGTCAGCAACTTTGGAGACAAGGTGGTAAGAAGGTTTGTATATGTGAAGGAGAAATTGATTCAATATCTTTGTCGCAATTATTTAATCATAAATACCCAGTTGTGGGAATACCTAACGGTGTTAATGGTGCAGTTAAAGCATTAAAGAAACAACTTGAATGGTTAGAAAGTTTTGAAGAAATAATTTTATTCTTTGACCAAGATACCCACGGTCAAGATGCAGCCAAAGAGTGTGCAGAATTATTTACAGTAGGTAAATGTAAAATAGCTACATTTGAGTTAAAAGACGTTAATGATATGCTTGTTGCTGGACGTGGCGAAGAAGTTATTAAAGCTATGTGGGAAGCAAAAGAATATAGACCAGATGGAATTGTTTATGGTACTGACTTATGGAATTTAATTAAAGAACCAGTACCAGTAGCGGTTGCACAGTACCCATTTTCTGGTTTAAATAAAAAATTATATGGTTTAAGAAAGAGAGAAATAGTTACTGTGTGTGCTGGTACTGGAGTTGGTAAAACTTTATTTACTAAAGAACTTATGTACTCACTAATAAAACAAAATCATAAAATTGGTATCATATCTCTTGAAGAAAGTTTACAAAGAACTTGCCACGGTATTTTAGGAATTAGTTTAAACAAACGTGTTCATATAAAAGGAGTTAGTAATATACCAGCTAACGAACTTGAAGAAGCGTATAAAGATACTTTAGGTAGTGGTAAGGTATTTTTGTACCATAACTTTGGAAGCACAGAACAAGAAAATATATTTACTAGGATTAAATTCTTTGCAAAAGGTTTAGATTGTTCTTTTGTAATATTAGATCACGTTTCAATTTTAATATCTGGTCTTGATATTGTAGATGAGAGAAAAGCCTTAGATGTTTTATTTACTAAGTTAAGAACTTTAACTGAAGAATTAAATATAAGTTTAATTTGTGTGGCACATTTAAAAAGATTAGATGGAAACCAAGACCATACTGACGGGGTAGCTGTTTCACTATCACACATTCGTGGAAGTGCGAGTATAGCTCAGTTATCAGATGCAGTAGTTTCTTTAGAAAGAAATTCAAATAAAAACGAAAACAAAACAATTATTCGTGTATTAAAAAACAGATTTTCTGGTGATACTGGAATAGCATCTGCTGTTAATTACGATATAACAACTGGAAGATTAATTGAAGAAAATGACCAAAACTTTATTTTTTGATATAGAAACAAACGGGTTAGACCCATCATTAATTCATTGTCTAGTAATAATAGACGAGAATGACAAAGAATTTACTTTTACAGGAAATGATATTCTGAAAGGAACAAAACTTCTCACCGACAACCTAATAGTTGGACATAATTGTATTGGGTATGACCTCCCCGTTCTCAATAAATTATTAAATTATTCTCACAAAAGAGAGTTAGTCCACGATACGCTTTGTCTTAGTCGCCTTATCTACCCTGACATCGCAAATAGCGTTGATGTTAAGTTGTTGGTGAGAGGTTCAATATCTAAACACTCAGTTGGTAAACACAGTTTAAAAAGCTGGGGAGAAAGATTACAATTTAAAAAGATTGATTACCAACAAAACAACCCAGATGCTTTTGAAAAGTTTGACGATAAAATGTTGGAGTATTGTATTCAAGATGTAAAACTTACTAAAAAGCTATACGAAAAGTTTATGTCTAAAGGCTTTAGTAAAGAAAGTATTGAACTAGAGCATAAAATATCTTTTATAACTAAAGAACAAGAATTACGTGGTTTTTATTTTGATGAAAAAAAAGCACAATCTTTACAAGCTAAGTTATTAGCTAAGTATAACGATTTAAAATTAAAATTAGAAAAAACTTTTATAGATTGGGAAGAAGATTTAGGAGAATTTATACCAAAGGTTAATAGTAAAAAGTTTGGTTATCAAAAGGGTGTACCAGTTAAAAAAACAAAATTAATAAAATTTAATCCATCTTCAAGGCAACATATTGCTAACAGATTAATAACTTTACACGGTTGGAAACCAAAAGAGTTTACGCCTACTGGTACGCCAATGATTGATGAAGACATATTATCTAACTTACCGTACCCAGAAGCTAAACTATTAAATGAATATTTATTAATAGAAAAAAGATTGGGAATGTTATCTGAAGGTGCTAACGGATATTTAAAAGTAGTTAAGAAAGGTAAGATACACACTTCTTACATAACCAATGTGGTTACTGGTCGTATGAGTTCTCGATATCCTAATTTACAAAACATACCAAATACTCATAGCCTGTATGGTAAAGAGTTTAGAGAACTATTCATACCTAAACCTAACTACGTAATGGTAGGGGTAGACGCTAAATCATTGGAAGCAGTTTGCTTTGCTCATTATATTTATAATTATAAAGGTGGTAAAGAATACGCCGATTTAATTCTTAACGGAGATTTCCACGCTTATAACATGAAAGCTGCTGGATTAACTTCTAGAGAATTAAGTAAGACAATGTTCTACGCCTTACTATATGGAAGTTCATTTAAAAGATTGTCTGAAATACTTGATTGTCCTATAGCAGAGGCTAAAAATATATTAGATAAATTTTATAGACAACTTCCATTTTTAAAACAAATTAAAATAGATATAATAGAAAAAATAGAAGCACACGGAGTTTTAAAGGCGTTAGATCAAAGAATATTAACCGTAAGAAGTAACCACGCAACTTTAAATACTTTAATACAATCTTGTGGTGCAATCATAATGAAGAAAGCATTAACAATATTGTGGGATAATTTAAAAGATAAAGATGCTTGGGTTGTAGCAACTATTCACGATGAATTTCAAATAGAAGCAAAAAAAGAAGAAGCCGAATTTGTAGGTCAATTAGCGGTAGATAGCATAAAGAAAGCGGGAGAATACTTTAAACTTAGAGTACCTATTAGTGCCAGTTTCCGTGTGGGAAACAACTGGTCGGAAACTCACTAACAAAGAAAGAAAACAATGCAAGTAATATTAGTATTAACTGACGTAGGAAATGATAAAATTGCTTATTCTCTTTTTGAAGCAAAAGGAGAAGGAGAAACTGCTTATCAAGTGTCAGTAAGTCCATCTGTTCAAATAGGATCTATTCTAGGTTCTTTTTTAAAAACAGTAGAAACATATACAGAAGATTTTGCTAAAATAGCAATATCTGAAGAAGTTAAATCTAAATACCCAGATAATGACTGGAGAGCTAAATTTTTAAAATCAGACGGCTCTGTTATTCAATTAGATTTAAATAAACTTAAACCAAAAGGTAATTCATAATGAGTACGTTAATTGTAGATGCAGATATTGTAGCATATAAATTATCCACAGTATCAGAAAAACCAATACGTTGGGAAAATGATGTTTGGACATTACACTCAGATGAAACTGAATGTATAGTAATGATTAAAGATTATTTTGATAACTTAAAAGAACAAACTGAATGTACTAAAATAGTTTGTGCATTTTCAGATAAAAATAATTTTAGAACCTCTATTTTACCTGATTATAAATTAAATAGAATAAATACTAGAAAGCCTTTAACTTTAAAATTTTGTAAAGATTATATTTATAAAAATTATAATGGTTATTCTAAACCTAATTTAGAAGCTGATGATATAATAGGAATACTCGCTACTAGTGATATTATACACGGTGCTAAAATTATATGTTCTGAAGATAAAGATTTAAACCAAGTTGAAGGTTTACATTATAATCCATCTAGTAAAGAATTTTACAGAATTAATCAACAACAAGCTGATTATAATTTTTATTTTCAAGTTTTAACTGGAGATCAATCAGATAACTATAAAGGTTGTCCGAGTGTAGGTGCTGTTAAGGCTGCTAGAGTTTTAGCTAACTCTAAAAATTATTGGCAATCTGTAGTTGATACGTACGAAGAAAACAAACTAACAGAAGAAGATGCACTAGTACAAGCTAGAGTAGCTAAAATATTAAAAAAGAAAGACTATGATTTTAAATTAAAGAAAGTAATATTATGGTCTCCACCAACTAAACAAAAACCAAAAGGCATTAAGATTTCTTATTCAGAGTCAGAAAAAGAAACTACCGTATTTGGGACAAGGATATAAATATGTCTACAAATGATTTTAATTGTACTTTAAAAGGTTGTTTAGCTGAGTTAGCAGTAGCCTATAAGTTTTTAAAAAAAGGTTACTACGTGTCTAGACCATTAGACCCATCTTGTCCTTTTGATTTAGTTATTACAAATAAAAAAGGTATTAATTATTTAATAGATGTTAAATCTATTTCGTATAGAAAAAAAGATAAAAGTGTAATAACTAGATGCTTGACAACACTACAGAAACAACTTAAAGTTAGATTTTATTTTACTAATATTAACGGTCTTAGTGCAAGACAAATTAAAAATATTAAAAATGACAAACAAAGC